GTTTTTAGAATAATGCCAATCAATAACAAATGGCGTTGCTTCTTGAATTGTTATAGGCAATACTTTAAAATTTGTTACACTCATAATAATCCTTTTAGGTTAATAGGCTAGTAGTTTAGTACCAGCCCATTTATCTAGTGAGTATCTAACCACGAATTACCGTGCTTAGCATCTCCATTCATTTGAATATTTAATTCTAATTTCTTAGTAATATAATCTCCAAATGAATATTCTAGTATCTCTTTAACTCGTTTAACATTCTTAGGTTCAGTTTGTAATTGTACTTCATCATGTATAAGTCCAAGCATATCAACTTCGATATTCTCATCTTTAAACATTTTAAAAGAATTAACTACTGCGGTCTTAACTGTAATGGCTTCAAATGTTTGTAGTAAATAATTAAGTAATTTAAAACTAGACTCAGCATAAATCCTACGACCATCTAAACTTGGAACAAATCCAAGACCATCTTTATTTTTAGTTGTATAGAAAAAACGATTCAATTTCTGAATCAATTCTTTAAGTCCAGGTAGGGCAGAATATAATTTTTCTTTTACTTCTTTACCTTTATCAATATCTTCTACACCAGTAACCATTTTACCTAACTTAGCAAAACCCGCACCAAATACCGTAGCATAAAGTAAACCCTTAGCTAAAGGTCTTGATACACCTACAGTATCAGCATTGTGTTGATGAATATCACCTTTTAAAACATGATCATTAACTTCTTTATTATTTAAGTAATGACATAATGCTCTAATTTGATTTCCAGAACTATCACATCCAACCATAACTTTACCCTGATCACTTATAAATAATTCACGCATCTCTGATCCAAAAAATGAATCTGAATTAGGAACGTTAACTACTTTAGAATGTCTTTGTCTAAAAGTTGGTGTTCCAATATTAAAAGCTTCAACATAAACTCTATTATCATTTAACTCAGCTAACTCAATCCATCCTTTTAAAACTGAATGTCTAGATCTTAATTGATAATACTTTAAAACCTTTTGCCCAATATCACCCTTGATTGTATGAAGAGTATCTTCTGTAATCTTAGGTTCACCTTTTGGTGTATATTGAGTTGGTTCCCAACCGTTATCTAATAACATTCCACGAACTTGATCCATGTTACCTAAATCCGCTTCAACCATATTAAATCTTTGAAACGTTTTATTAGGTTTCCATTTATCAGTATCAGTTTGTTTTATTTCAGTACCTAAAAATTCAGATAACATTCTAGCACTTACTGCAGAAAATCTACCATCTTGTAAGTACTTAGGTTTCTTAGGTTCCTTATCAATTAAAACTTTTCTAGGTTTTAATGTAGGATTAATTTCATCTTCAATAACTTTCATTTCTTTAGTTAAATATTCGTAATGGCTTTTGGCTTTGGGTGTATCAAATCTCCATTTACCAGTAACTTGTCTTGCACATAACTCAGCAATAGCATGCTCAGTTCTTAATGCTTGTTGAAAGCTAGGTCTGTTTTTAATTAAAGCTTGTGCTTCATTAATCACATACTTATAAACTTTTGAAGTTAAGTTAATATCTTGTATCCCATAAACTTTCATTTCTTCAGAGTAATGATCAAAAGCAGGTGAATCACCTTTAGCATCTTTTAATATTTTACCAAAATTTGCTAATGAATGTTTACCTTCTCTACGAAAATTATTCATTTGAGAAATAATCATAGTGTCTACAAGTTTAACATTATCTTTAGGTTTCCAATTTAATATTTTAATCATAACTGGTAAATCATAAGCTATTAAATTATGTCCTATAATAGAATCAAACTTATCCAAGTAAATTGTTAAATCTTTTAATGGTTCAGATTTTTCATCATGATCACTAAAGGTCTTAACTTCATTTGTAACTGGATCTTTAGTTATCGCTAACCAAATCGTATCTACAGTTTCTAGTAAACCATTAGTCTCTAAATCTAGAAAAATCTTTTTACTCATTATACTATCCTATCTTTTAAAAAATTATAAAACTTTGCTTGCAAAGCTTCTTTAGTGCCATCGTTATTAAATGCATAACTAAAAGCATGACCATCTAATGCATGTTCAGATTCATGAGCATCACCATTAAAACCAGGTCTCTTAACGCAAACAACAAACCCATGTTTATTAATCATTTCAACTTCATTAGGGAATCTTACATCAGTGATCACTACATGTTCTTTACAAACTTTATATTGATTTTCTAATATTCTAACCCAAATATCTTTATGTAAATTTTCTCTAAAAGCCATTCCAACTTTTTGTAATATTTCTCTTGAAGATAAATTAAACCAATCAGGTAAAGGCAGTTCTCTAAACTCTCTCTCACCATCAGTGCCTGATAAAATTGCTTTATCTATTCCAAAAGTATTGTGTGCTAAATCTTTTATTGGTTGAGCAAAACTCATTTTTCTCCAACCAAATGTTGTAGTTAATATTTCACCAAGTGAATCTTTACCTGATCCCTTGTAACCTGCGATTCCTATTATCATTTATTCTTCTCCTTGTAAAAATCGTTCTCCAAATCCAAGAACGTATCATTGATATTACTGTAAATATTATTGCTATATTAAAACTTTCCCAAACAGTTGGATGTAAATTAAAAAATGGGAATATTAATAATTGTATTAATGTAGATAAAATTAATCCACTACCTACATCAATAAAGGTTTCAATTAAATTTCTCATTGAATTGTCTCAAAAGAATCAAT